TCAATGCGAGACATAAGCAAAGGAGCTAATATATCTTTATCATCTATTTTTAATACGATAAAGAACTGTAAAGCAAGAATCAAAAGCGCAGTAGGTGAAGACTATGAAGATTATCTAAACGAAGATTTTGACTACATAAACATGAACTAATGGAAAAGAAAAAAAGAAAGAGAAGAACCAAAGCAGAGATAGAAGCTGCTAAAGTAAATGAATCTCAGGGATTAGGAGATACAGTAGAGAAAGTATTAGAAGCTACAGGAATAAGCAAGGTAGCTAAATGGATATTAGGAGAGGATTGCGGATGTGATGAGCGCAAACAGAAGCTAAATGAGTTATTTCCTTACAAGAAACCATTGTGCCTAGAAGAAGATGAATACCAATACTTACAGGAATTCTTTCACAAAAATACAACTAGAATAAGACCTAGTGAACAAAGCAGATTACTAGCTATACATAACCGAGTATTTCAAGAGAGAAACGAACCTACTACCTGCAGCTCTTGCTGGGTAAACTACCTAAACAAATTACGTAAAGTATATAACACATACGAAGCTGCCTAGATAAACATGAGAAAGATAGAAATAGTAAATATGCATAGAGAGTATCGTAACTATAGAAGGTCTAAAGATTGGGTACGACTATGGTTATTCTCAGGCACAGCATTTGAGAGACTAAATCCTGAGGAATGACACTAGAAGATGAGCTAGATGATATATTGGAATTTATAGATGGTCACTATGAACACTACTGTTTCTTTGTAGGAAAGCTATATAAAGATGATGCAGAGAGATTAATAATGTACAGAGGCTATAGACTATACTACAATCCATTATGTGAGGAGGACTACATATACTTTGCTACATCTGATAGCTGGTTTTTATCATCAGATATATCACTTAATTAAAAAAGAAAAAACAATGGCAGGAAAGGACAATTTAAAGCCTATACAAAAAGGTGAAAAGAGAAACCCAAATGGTAGACCTAAAGGCGCTAGAAACCGAAGTACAATTATAAAGGAGCTATTAGCACAAGGAGACAATGAGCTAAAGATGCACATGGCTCAATTACTAAAGGCTATTGAGAAATCAGACACCAATGCTTACAAAGCTATTCTAGACTCAGCATATGGAGCGCCTGTACAGCAGATAGAACAAACAGAGATAAAAGTAAATCTACCTGAGTGGATAGATGACAATGAGAGCGAATCCTAATTTTACATTTCTAAAGAAAAATGTACCTAAGCAAAGGATGACCTTAATGCAAGGTGGTACACGTTCGGGTAAAACATTCTCAGCCATCTATTATATCATTTGGATGTGTCGCGAGTATGAGAATGCAAAGCTGGAGATAGACATTACTAGGAATACATTCGCTGCTTTAAAAGCTACAGTATGGAAAGATTTCAAAGATGTGCTAATAAAACATGAACTGTATAACGCATCACTACATAACAAGACTGACCACATATACCAATTGTTCGGTAACTACATCAATTATTACGGAGCAGATACTCCTGATAAAATACATGGTAGGTCACGTGATTTCCTTTGGATAAATGAAGCACATCAATTCCCTGAGGAGACAATAGACCAGCTCCTCCCTAGAACAAGGCATAGGATAATATGCGATTATAATCCAGCTCTACCTCAAGAGCATTGGTTGGATAAGTATATAGATAAGTATCCTCCTTGCATAACTACCTACAGAGATAATCCACATCTCACAAAAGCTCAGATAGAGGACATAGAGAATAAGATGAGTAATCCTTACTGGTGGAAAGTATACGGTAACGGAGAAAGAGCGCAGCCTACAGGAGCAGTCTTTAATAATTGGTCTTTAGGTGATTTCATTGAAACAGATTTGACAGGCTTTGGACAGGATTACGGATTTAGTAATGACCCATCTACACTAATTAAAGTATCTATTGACAGAGCTAGGAAAAGAATCTATCTTAAGGAATGTTTCTATGAGCAGGCTCTGAATACAGGTCAGCTATTTGAGTATAATAAACAATTCGCAGAAAGGAATCTGATAGTAGGGGATAGTGCAGAGCCTCGCTTAATATCTGAGCTTAGACAAAGAGGATTGAACATAGTTGAAGCTGAGAAGGGAACAGGGTCAGTTACAGCTGGTATATCTCTCATGCAAGAGTATCATATAGTGATAGATGCAGAGAGCAAAAACATGATAAAAGAATTCAATAATTACTCATGGGTAGAGAAGACTAATAAGAGCATTCCACAAGATGCCTATAACCATTGTATAGATGCTGCTAGGTATTTTATCTATAAGACACTAAAGAATCCAAACAGAGGTAAATACTACGTAAGGTAGGGAGGTACAAATAATCAATTTAAAGTTATAATTATATGAAAGCGGAAATATTCGTGCCTGAGAATCTCTCAGAAATTACCTTAGAGCAATATCAGTATCTGATGTCTATACAAAAAGATACAGACTCTGATGAATTCGCTGCTAGAAAAATGATAGCTGTGCTATGTAAGATAGCTCTATCTGATGTATTAAAGATTCAATACTCATCGGTTACAGAGTTAGTGCAGAAGTTTCAGAACATTCTAAGAGAAGATACTCCATTCATTCACAGGTTTACATTAGGAGGTACAGAATTCGGCTTTATTCCTGACCTAGAAAACATCTCATTCGGTGAGTATATAGATGCTGAGAAGTATCTAGGTGATTGGTCCACAATGAATAATGCAATGGCTGTATTATACCGACCAATTAAAAAGAAGAGCGGAGAGAAATACGAAATAGAACCTTATGAAACATCTGCTACATATGCAGAAGTAATGAAAGCTGCTCCTTTAAATGTGGTGATAGGCTGTCAGGTTTTTTTTTGGAATTTAAAAAGAGACTTATTGAGCGCTATGATGGACTATTTAACGGAAATGTTACTGACGATGGAGGAGGAGACTATAGCGGAACGTCTCAATTTGCCAAAAGATGGGGGTGGTATCAGAGCTTATATGTCCTCGCTCAAGGAGATGTTAGAAGATTTAACGATATTACCGAGTTATCAGCCCACCAATGTTTAACCTATCTCTCATTTGAAAAGGAGAAGGTTACACTAGAGAATAATGAAATAAAGAAAAGACTAAGAAAATGATAGGATATCAATACTTACTAGACCAATTGAGAGCAGAGATAGCTACTATTCCAATGGTCAACACAATTACACAAGGCGCATTGGATGATATTGATAACTATAAGCAGTCTATCTTTCCTGTTGTTCATTTAATAGTTAACTCAGTTTCGCCCAGCTCGAATACCTTAGAGTTTAACATCTCTATTGTGGCTATGGATGTTGTCGACATATCAAAAGATGAAACCACAGATAAATTCTATGGCAATGACAATGAGATATATGTACTAAACACTACACTAGCTATTCTTGTACGGATAATTGACGTACTTAGAAGAGGAAGTCTATCAGATAGAAATATAGAGCTAACAGGTACAGCAGCTCTTGAGCCTTTTACAGAAAGATTCGAGAATTATCTAGCTGGATGGACAGCTACAGTTAGCATACTTGTTCCAAATGAAATGAGTATCTGCTGATGATGACAGGACAACAGGTAAGAAAGGAACTAGAGAAGTTTCAAAAGTACGTCATAACACAGGCACGTGCTAACCTGACCCGTTTAAAAAAGAATTCATCCAAAACATTATACGATTCCTTAAAGGGAGATATTAAGTATAACAGAGGAGACTATACTGCAAAGATAAGCATGGAGTATTATGGTCTATTCATTGATAAAGGAGTAAGCGGAAAGAACAAGAAATACGATACTCCTTATTCGTATAAATCTAAGATGCCTCCTCCATCCGCATTAGATAAATGGATAGTAAGAAAGGGCATAGCTCCCCGAGATAAAAATGGAAAATTCATAACTCGGAAAAGTTTACAGTTTTTAATAGCTAGAGGGATATACAAAAATGGAATAGCTCCTAGTTTATTTTTAACCAAACCATTTGACAAAGCAGTAGCTACTTTACCACAAGATGTAGTCACAGCATTTGGAATAGATATAGAGGCTTGGATGAGCGCAACAGTAGAAAAAATTAACAGGAAATAATGGCAAATAGAATATTCGCACGTTCACCATTTATTATTAGGGTAGATGAAGCTGGACAGCTAGGAAGTAAAATTGAGATATTTATATGGAATGCTGGAGGCTCTCCTCCATCACCTAACTATACGTACAAATTTTCAAAGTTAGCTCCATCACCAACGAACACAGCTAACTACTATAATATATCTCCTTACATTCAGGAGTATATAAACCATATCCAAAATCAAACACCATACAATAGTAGTCCATCTACACCTAACAGCCAATGGTGTAGTGTGTATGTGATTAGATACAAGTTATCTGCTGGTGGCTATAGTGTTTTAGATTCAACACAATACAAAGCGTATAACGGTTATGGATTTTATGAAGATGGTACAAATCCACAGCTTACTAATTACTTTTTAGAGCAAGGTACATACTATTATAATTACGATGTAAATGCTGATTTCGCTACACAGCCATTAACTAGATGTGGGCATATAACAGCAGAGAAAGTTACAGGTAGTTATTTTAAATATACTAACCTAGTTACAGGAGCTGTAAATAACTCATTTATGACAGCTGGAGAGGTGATGGATACACCAAGAGTATACTTATATAATTACATGGATGGAAATAAGGTAGAGCTATTTAACGCATCAAATGTACTACAAGCTACATGGTATTTTAGACCAATTGTAGAGTGCAGATATACTCCTGTGGTAATTGATTTCGTAAACAGATATGGAGCATGGCAAAGGGAGTTTTTCTTTAAGGCATCCAATGAAAACATGAACGTTAAAACGAACAGCTATAACCTAATGCAAACTAAGCTATATAACTATAGCGTTACAGAAGGTCAATCTAGAGAATTTAACGTTAACGGAAATGAAAGTATAAAAGTAAACTCAGGATTACGAAATGAGGATTTCTTTAGCTCAATTAAGCAGTTAATGTTAAGTGAGCGAATCTTACTAAATAATGAGCCTGTCAAATTAAAGACTAAGAACATAGAGAAATTTAAAGAGGTGAATACTAAGATAATTAACTACACTTTAGAATTCGAGTATGCATTCGATACAATTAATAATGTGATGTAATGAAAAGAACTGTACAGGTATATATAGAAGGTGAGAGAATAGAGTTATTTGATGATGAGAAAATTAATGTTAGCTCAACTATTCAAAATGTACAAGATATCTCGAAGGTTTTTACTGATTTTTCTCAGTCATTTACTGTACCAGCATCACCTGTCAACAATCAAATATTTCAGCATTTCTATGCCAATGAGGTAGACGGAACATTAAACCATAACATTAGAAGAGATGCATTCTTAGAGATTGACCACACATTTTTCAGAAGGGGAAAGATACAACTAGAGAAATCTGATATTAAGGATAGTGATACCGAATCATATGCTATTACTTTTTACGGTGATGTACGTACATTAAAAGATAGATTTGGAGAGGATAAATTATCAATGCTGGACTATTCTGCGTATACTCATGAATACTCAGGAGCTGAAATCCTAGAGAGAGTATCTAGCATAGTGAATGATTACGATGTAAGATATCCATTAATCTCTTCTAAACGAGTATGGCAGTATAATGAGCCTACTACACCATTGGACAATATTGATACATTTACAGGTAGGATATTCTATACTGAGTTATTTCCAGCTTTAAGAATCTCTAAGATATTTGAAGTATTCGAGGCTACATACGGAGTATCATTTCTAGGTAATTTTTTGAATGACCCTAGATTTACGAATCTATTCCTTTATTTAAAAAACAGCGAAACATTCACTTTCTTATCATCACCTACAAAAGTAAATATAATAAGTGAGTTAAATGGTAGCTATTGGGATGATGTATTTTATCCGTCAACAGATACTGTTTTATATACTGCTCAACAGACAGATTACTACAACGGAAAAAATGAACTATACTTTAAAGTAACAAGCGCATCTACGTCAGCCACATACTACATAGATGTATATATAAATGGAGCGCTAACATCTAGCGTCTCAGGCACAGGGGTTGCTGAATATAATGTAGCTACTATATTTAATGCTGCTGGACTAAATCAAGAAATGTACTTTCAAGTGAAAAGTACATCAGCAGTTACTTTAGGCATAGAACTGAGGAATGAATTTTGGTATACGTATGAAGACCCAAGCACAGGACAAACAATATACGCAATAGACTATCAAATAGCTGACTGTGATGATGTGATATTAACAGGGGATGTTAATCTGTCTACCAATATGCCTGATATGAAGGTAGCGGATTTCTTTTCAGGTATCTTAAAGCAGTTTAATCTTACTTGTTATCCATCGGATGCGAATACATTCTACATAGAGCCTTTAGAGGATTGGTACGCAAAAGGTGGAATCTATGATATATCAAAATATGTTATTACTGATACCATAGAAGTTAAGAGAGTGCCTCTCTATAAAAAGATAGAATTCTCATATGACAAGTCTCAAAGTTTCATGAACAATACGTTCACATCATTCTTTAATAGAGCCTATGCTGACCTATCAGCTAACTTTACATATGATGGTGGAGATATGCAGATTAAAGCTCCTTTTGAAGAGCCTCTATTTAATAAGTTTACAGGTACACAAATACAAGTAGGATATAATCTAAAAGATTCCCCATCATTTACTCCATATGTTCCAAAGCCTACGGTTCTATATTTTAATGGAATGGAGAATATCATCGCTAATGATTTCAAATTTGATGACGGAGCTATAATGTACAATGTCGAAAACTACGGTTTGTTTGGACAGGATTTAGACTACAACGGAATAAAATACAGCTTATGCTGGGGTCAGGAAGTATCATCTTTCTATCAGGTAACATCTAATAACTCACTTTACCAAACATACTATAGTGCATATCTGAATAACTTATACGATGTTAAAAACAGATTGACCACAGTTAAGACTCTTTTACCTTTGAGAATCCTAACAGAGCTGAAGCTGAATGATAGATTAATTATCAGAGATAAGCGGTATATCATTAATGAGATGAAATCCGATTTAACAAGCGGAGAGGTAACGTTTACTTTGTTGAATGATTTCAGGTCACTACGTAGAAAAAAAGAGATTAAACCTAATCCTACAAAGCCTAAGGTATATGTACCAATCGGAATGGTTAACAAATCTGTACAGGCAGATATTGATATAACAGGAACAGGAGTTATTTCAGCTATACCATCATCATTTACAGAAGACACAATAGTAGAGATAGAACTACCAGCTTATACTACTGATGTATATAATGTAGTATCTGAGGAGGAGGATATTATCATATCAGAAGATGGAATAGATACTGTAATTAACGAAGAGGGAGAGTATAAAGTATTCGATATACCATTAACTTTTACATTTGGAAATGGAGATACAGAAACAGAAATATTAACTATAATACAGGGCAATGATTAACGATATTTTAAATCTATTAAGGATAGATAAATTTTACGGAAAAAGCGAGAATATAGAGATAGCTAAAGGCAAGTATAAACTACCTGTATCTGTAAAAGATGTGTTTACACAAGCTCGTAGAGAGCAGAAATACAAAAAGATGAAATAATGGAAAAGCATACAATAAGCATAGACGTAAACACAAGAGGCGCACAGGCTGATGTAGATAAACTAGATAAAGACCTAACCAAATTAGATAAAACGGTAGAGGAGTTAGCTAGTGACATAGAACAGGATTTAGGAGCTGCCATTTCCTCTATGGAGGATAAGATGTACGCATTAGCTGCAGCTGGTCAAAAGAATTCTGATGAGTTTAAACAACTTGCTGCAGAAACAGGTAAGCTAAAGCAGATTATCATCGAAACAGATATGGAGGTAGAGTTTCTTGCTGCCTCCTCTGCTGATGTTGGACAGAAGATAGGACTCCTTGAGGATAGGATGTATGCTATGGCTGTAGCTGGTGACACTACAAGCGCAGAATTTAGAAGAATAGCTACAGAAGCTGCTGCATTAAAACAGCAAGTTACTCTAGTAGATATGGCTATAGATGGTATGGCTATGACTACTACACAAAAGCTATCGGGTGCATTAGGAGGAGCTACAGGAGCATTCGCTGCTGGACAGGGAGCTATGGCTGCTTTTGGTACAGAAAGTGAGGCAGTAAATCAGGCATTACTAAAAGTAAATGCTGCTATGGCATTAGTACAAGGAGTGCAAGGTATACAGGAGGCTTTACCAGCTATGACTGCTCTAAAAAATAATGTTTTAGGAGCATTCCAAAGTATGACAGCCGCTGGAAAGGCTTTTGCTCTTACAGGTATAGGATTAGTAGTAACTGCATTAGCTGCTGCTCCAGCGTTATTAGATGCGTTTACCATTTCATCAGAGGAAGCTGAGAAAGCTCAAAAGAAACTTACTAAAGGATTTGATGACCAAAGCGCAGCAATAGACAGAAACATTAAACGTCTTGAAAAATCTATTGAGACAGAGATAGCTTTTGCAGAGGCTGTAGGGAAAAGTGAGAAAGATATAGCTGCCATCCGTAAAAAAGGAACAGAGGACTTAATAGCTGAAACTGAAAAGCAGATAAAAATCCAGCAACAAAAGTTATTAGCGTTAAGTACACCATTAGATAATTCAAAAGCTAGACAGGAAATCAAAGATGCATTAATTAAACAGAATGCAGACGAGATTAACGAAACTAAAAATCACCTTAACAGGTTAAAGGTAGAGAATAACGCACGTAGAATTGAAATGAAGCTCGATTCTATTAAAGCCAAAACAGAGGAGAATGAAGCGTTAAAAGAAAAGCAAAGAGAGGAAGCTGAGGCAGCAGCAGAGGCTGCTAGACAAAGAGCAGCACAACTAGCACAAGAGCGAAAAGATGGTATCCAAAAGCTAAAGGATGCAGAGACAGCATTTTCTGAAGAGGAGAAGCTGAGATACATGACTGACCAGCAAAAGGAAATTTATGAAGTACAGAAAAAGTATGAGGAGCTTTTAGCTATTGCGACTAAATACGGTTATGACAAAACTCAGCTACTAGAGAATCAAAAAAATGAAGAGAATGAAATAAACGCTACATATGCTGCTCAGGATTTAGAAGCTCAAAACGCAAAAGATGCAGCTCTACAAGCTCAGATAGCAGCAAATGAAGAAGCAGCACGTATAGCTAGAGAGGAATTTGATGAAGAGTATAGATTAGCTAATCTAACTAAAGACCAATTAGAGATTGAATCTGTAAGCGCTAAATATTTTAGCTTAATTACATTAGCAGAGCAATATGGATTAGACACTACTGCAATAAAGGCTAGACAAGAGGCAGAGATAAATGAGATAGATAGAAAGAGCAAGGAGGAACAAATGGCACGTGAAAAACAATTGCGTGACCAAAAAGTACAAGCTGTTCAGAATGGTCTATCAACTATAGGAAGTTTAGCTGAGTTATTTGCTGGTAAAAGCAAGGCATCACAAAAGAAAGCATTTAACGTACAAAAGGGAGTGCAGATAGCACAAGCTACGATTGATACATATAAGGCTGCTACAGGAGCTTATTCATCTATGGCATCTATTCCTACTGTTGGTCCAATATTAGGAGCTGTAGCTGCTGCTGCTGCTGTCGCTGCTGGTTTATTAAACATCAAAAAGATATCAGCTACTAAATTTGATGAGGGAGGAGGTAGTGCTGGTGCATCTGCTGGAGGTGCATCTGCATCTATGCCTAGTGTAACTACACCTGAGTTTAACATCGTAGGAGGGAATACAGCTAATCAATTAGCGGATTTGAATGCTCAGCCTGTACAGAGCTATGTAGTAAGCTCAGAAGTAACTACAGCTCAGAGCTTAGATAGAAATCGTATACAAAATGCTACATTATAAACAAATAAAGTTATAAAGTTATGGACATAATCGAAATGGTACTAGATGATAACAGCGAGCGTCAGGGAGTATACGCTGTATCTGTTGTAAATGCTCCAGCAATTGAGGAGGATTGGATAGCATTAAATAAGCAAATCGTAGAGCTTAAATCTGTAGATGAGGATAAACGTCTTTTGATGGGTGCAGCTCTTATTCCGAATAAGCAAATCTATCGCAAGGATAAGGATAACAATGAATTCTATATTTATTTCTCATCTGCTACTATCAAAAAGGCATCTGAGCTATTCTTAAAAAGGAATAAGCAGAACAATGCTACTTATGAGCATATGAAAGAGATAGATGGAATGACTGTAGTAGAGAGCTGGATTATTGAGGATGAGCAGATGGATAAATCTAAACTCTATAATTTCAGCTTACCTAAGGGAACATGGATGATATCTATGAAGGTAGATAATGATGAGGTATGGAGCAAGGTAAAAGCTGGTGAGATTAAAGGATTCTCTATAGAGGGATACTTTGAAACTAAGGAGGCTAACCTATCAAAAGATGAAG